ACCAGTGGCATAATCTTCTTTGGCAGTATGGGGGAAAGCCCTATGTGTGGCGTGGGTGATATTACTACAGAGTGTTTCGCACTCAGTAATTAATTTTTCAGCATCCTTGATAACTTCTTTCTTCATAAATTTACTCCTTTTTCTTAATTTATACAACTATTATAACACATTTTGAGGTGCTTGTAAAGTGTTTTAACGAAAAAAAGTATATATTTTTTGTATATAAAATCTAGTTATTTTACTTAAAATATTTTATCAACATTTCAAGCTTATCATGGTATTCTGCCATCATACCGAGCTCTTTTTCCAGAGTCTCCATTTGATCGGAATGTTCTCCTACAGATACATGATTGCTCAATATAATGTCAGCATTCATCTTATGCTTTTCAGCCTGTGCTTCCATATACTTCATTGATGTTTTGACCATTTGGTCTCTTAAACTTTTCATACTACAAAGTCCTCTCCTGGATTCCATTCACACCCTGTAAGACCACCAGCCTTTAAAGCTTGTAATGTTCTTAACACTTCATGTGCATTTCTTCCTGTATCCAACGCATTAATAGATGCATGTTGATAGTTCTATTTTTATCAAAGATAAATGTTGCTCTGTAACAAACACCATCATCTTCATTTACGATACCAAGTTCATGTGATAAACCAAGTCCACAATCGGCCGCAAGTGTATGTCTAATATTACCAATTAGTTCATTATCTTTTTTCCAAGCCAATTTACAGAATTCGTTATCACCGCTGATACCAATAACATTTGCTTCATCTACCAACATATCCATTCCAGCAATTTCTGTTGGACAAATAAAGGTAAAATCTTTAGGGTAAAAGTAAATTACTGACCATTCATGTTTTAATGGCTGATAATTTTCTTCTACATTTACTCTCACAAATTCGTTGTCTTCATTAATTCCCTGGAGTGAGAAGGCCGGGAATAAATCTCCTACTGTTAACATAGTTTCTCCTATTTACCAAACACCCTTTCACGGCGTTTTTCATCATTATATTTTTTAATAGTATCTAGTAATTGTTTAGTCCAATTATCACGATGTTCTACAAAAACCTGAGGTTCGTGATTATCTACAGCAATTAATACTACCAATTGTGTAATAGGTATACCAGTTCTTTCTTCCCACATGATTGCATATGCAGCACATTGCATGAAGTAATTACTTACCCATTCCTTCTTTTTTGGCTTACGAGATGTTTTATAATCCACAATGGAATCTTTACCAGCCCATACGCCAACACAATCCACTCTGCCAGCCAAACCTAAATGGTCTGAATATAAAGGAGCCTCTTGTGCGTAAACTTTATTTAAATTATTGTCTAATATTGGTTGTACATCTTTAAATGATTGTACTATGTGAGGGAGTTCTCCCTTTAAGAAATCTTGCTTATTATCAACATATCTTTCGAGTAATTCATGTACCGCAGTACCACGTGTAGAAGCAACCCTAGATATATTATTTGCCTCTTCCTCACCTACTCTTGCTCTCCATTTTTGTATGGCATCTCTACTTAATATGGATAATACAGTAGTGATAGAAGGATAATCATTTCCGTCTGGGGTAGTATAAGTTCTACCAGTTTTTTTTGTTTCTGCCTTTAGGTCATATCCTAAATCTATTGGTTCGTGTGTAAACATCATTTTGTCTTTATATTATCTCTTAAACTAGGAGGAAGCCCGGACTTTACTTTGTCTTGAACTTCTTTCCACCCATCACCAGCCATTGATAAAGCACCTTGAGTGCCTTTTGAAGTAATACCTGGTGCCTTTAATATTACTCTTTTTAAATGAGGATTGTCTTTCACAAAGTTATCGTATTCAGATATAGATACATTGTGTTCAACAACCTCTCCCGTTTCTTTATTTTGAAAATCATACAGAGGCATAATTAAACCACTCTGGTACTTTTCTTTTTGTCCAATCCATTTTAAATCTTTCCTGTTTTGTGTGATAGAATGCTCGATATGACTTTACTGGGTCTGCAAACATACATTCTGGGTTAGAACCCATGGCCAATTTAAATGGAGTATAATCTCCCATCGGCATATTTTTAGGTAGTAATCCTAATTCTAAACCTAACTTGGTTTCTGTTGAATGTGTTTTACCATATCTATATGTATATTCTCTGCAGAGAGCAACAAAATGTTCATAGTGCCATCTGTAATTAGATGAAGATTCTGCTGTCCATACTGTGCATGGATGATACATGTGCACAGCCTTGTAATATAAATCTTCTTTACGTGAGTCATCTAGCTTCCAATACTTTACCATTCTTTTACCCGACTTAGATGGTCTGGTTTCTAGTTGGCCGTCTAGCATTCTATGGACTGTAGATAACATTTGTGCGGATTCGACAATCATTTTAACCACGTGTTTATCACACTGGTCTTGTGCTGCCTTTATTGGGTCGTCATTTAGTATAAAAATATTCATAGTATGTATTATATCATATATTTAAAAAAAAGTAAACCCCCTAATGGGATAAAAATATTAAGGGGTTCACGATGTTCCCACCTTAACTAGCTATTTTTAAATAATTAATCATATCTTGTATCTTGTCAGCCTTACGCCTCATTTTAGATGCAAGATTAGTTTTACCTTTTTTTAATAATCTAGTACGATATCTTAATGTATCGTTTTTGTCCTTTTTCAGACTTTCAATTCCATTACCCATAAGCAGCTCCTTAATTTGAGTTAGTAAAATTGATATAGTCATAACAAAGATTACTCTGCAATCAATCCAGGAAAAGCGTCTTTGCAAAGTTTTTCAGTGATACCAGGATATTTCATTTTCTTATCCTTGGCAGCAATTAATAATTCTGCTTCTGTATGATGAATGCTTTCTAGCACTTCAATAAACATGGACTCTCTTTTAAGAGGTTCAGTTTTTAGACCAGTTGGTCCATTAAAGAAGTATTTAAATCTTCTAAATTTTTTGCCTAAGTGTGTCGGTGACTTACCTTCAGGGGCGTCATCGGCGGTATAAGGTGGTTTACCTTTAGGTAAAAGAGATTCGATATTAGGATCATAGTTAATCCTAATGATATCTCTTAATTCGGGACAGTCGTGTTTTCTTAAAAGTTCACGACGTTCTTTTTGTGTTGCTAAGGCTGATGCCCTCTCAAATATTTCAGGTACTAATAGTTTCATTGTTGTAAAATTCCTCCAATACTTCAATCAATAGTTTACATCTTTTTTTAATTAAATAATTCAAAACCTTCATTTTCATTGCCGGTTTTTGTGAATCATATTTATTTATAACACTTTTTTGGATGTCCTCAGGAATCTCCGTTAAGTCTATAAGTTTTTTATTTCTTTGATAATTTCTATATATTTCTTCAGGCATAACATCTCTTAGCCTATCAGAGTTATATATCCAATCATCAATTCTATTTTGTCTTAAAGGTGTTTGTTTACCTTCAGATACAAAAGTATCATCTCTTGATAATACATTTGGAACTCCGTCCCCACTATCTCCTCTGAATACATGATTCCAAAGATATGTTATAGGATTATCGTCAGTAACTAATTTCTTTTGCTGAGGTGAAAATTGTTTTACGTTCGAGTATCTTTGTAGTTGTATAAAGTCTTTATCACTAGATACAATCATCATGGGTTCGTGGCATCCAAATTCTTGTGACCTTAATACAAGTGAGGCAATTACATCATCGGCCTCCATCCCTTCCATGTGAATAACTTTATATGGAAGATTCTCTTGTATCTCGTCTCTAACTAGGTGTAGTATTCTAAAGATTTCGTTCCAATCTTGGTCCGATTCTTCTCTATTCTTTTTTCTATGGGCCTTATACTCTGGAAAGTATTCTTTTCTCCAAGTATTTATTCCATCAGCACATATAACCATTTGGCCATATTCATTGCGATATCTTTTATTATACATACGAATACTGTTTAGTATCATATGCCTTATCACTTCTTCATCATTTAGTCTTTGTACTATAATGTTAGCAAGTGCAATTTGACTGTAATCAAGTAATATCATCATCATCTCCGTCTAAATTAAAATCTGGCTCAAATATAATTTCATTTTCTTCTTCACTTTGTTCTGACTTTTTTTGTGCGAATCTTTTTATATTTAAATATAATAAATCCATATCTTTATGCAATTCATGAGGTATATCACTATACCTTAAAAGCATTGCATATATCATATTCACAATAACAAAAGCATCTCTACTTTCTGGATACTGTTCATCTCTAATGTTAAAGCCTTCTAACCATGATATATCCATATCAGCAAGTTCTTCGTCCATAACATCCAGTAGATGTTGAGCAGTATCAACTGAATCTCCAATTAAAGAATCCACTATAGTTTTAAAGTGATCTTCTTGGTTTTTTAGTTCTTGTCCCGAAGGAAAGTGTATTAATTTGCCCATAATAAGTACTATTATATCACATCTTGTGTGAAAAGTAAAGTGTTATTTTAAGTTTTTTACAGCATTACCGCCAATACGACAGTTAATAATTCCATTATAATAATCATCTGTAAGAAGTACTCCTCTATCAAATTGTTCCTTTGTTTCCATATAAGCACATTCTCCTTTTGTTTTACATAAATGGATAATTTCTCTATGAAACATATCAGGCCCCATGTTGTTTACTTCTTCTTTTAAGTGAACATTGGATCCGAAGTAATCTTTCCAATCTGATTCTACAAGTAATCTTTTTCTACGTTTTCTAGTTTTAGTTATGGGTAATGTTTTTTTACTCCAAAAGAATTTCTTTCCGACATACTTTTTACCATTTGCCCTATTTGTAATCACATATACAAATCCATAGTGATCATCGGAACTAAAATCTTCGGGTGGTTCAAATACTCTACCCTCATACAACCAATTACTCATCAAAATCCAATTCGTCAATATCTTCTACTGCAGTTCCACAAACTGGACAAAATACTGTTTCTGGTTTTTCATCGTCGAAGTGTATCTTTGTTTGAATAAAACAAAATTCGCAATTATGTGTATACCAATGAGTTGGTTCTTGCATGGATACTCCTATCCTAGTTTCTCGTTTAATTGGTCGTAACCACCAATGTTTTCACCTTCCATAATAATTTGAGGAAATGTTCTTGCATTTGGAAACTTTTTTATCATTTCCTCTCTGCTAAAATCTTCTCCTAATTGAAAGTATTTGTATTCTAATTGTTTTCTAGTACATAATACTTTTGCCATGTCACAAAAAGGACATTGTTGTTTTCCATATATTTCTATCATTTTTCTATTCCTAATCCTATTATGAGAAATGACATCATCATTCCTCCAATTACTATCATTTGTATTACTGCAGGAACCACTACAAAAATCTTCATAGGATCAAAGTTTCCTGTCATAAAAAAGTCTCCACCATTCTGCCATTCTTTAACTTCCTCTGGTGTAGCTTCTTTAGTCGCATTTAGCCTTAATTCTAATTGTTGTTGATACTCTACGTCTTTCACTTTAATTCAACTTCGATAAATTTACCTAGCATGTCTATTTCGGCATCTGATAACTTTCCAGCTTGAGCCCACATTGTAGAACTCATTGCACCTACTTCACCGCGGTTTCTATAGATATTAAGTCTACTAGTTATGTAGTCAGCTGACTGGCCTGCAAGTTTAGGAAAGACCGCCATACCTTGACCTTCTGCACCATGACAAGCTGCACATCCAGTCCATAGACCTCGAATAGGACTAAATTCATCTGCATTTGCAAGTTCTCGTTTTGCTCTAAGTTGTTCTACAACAGTTCCATTTAAGTCTATATATTCTGCATAACACATACCAGTGCATGCACTTGAATTAGAGTAGCCTTTATATTCTAAATTGGCATGTGTATACATAATCAGACCAAACATAATAGAACATATTAAAAATATGTAACCCTTCACAAACTTAAACCTTTTAATGTATTATCGTCAACGTCTTGTTTAACACCACCGACTACATAAGAACTGATTTCTGTTTCTTGTGGTGCGACTTGAACATTACCGCCACCAATCCATTTTTCAGTCCATGGTAAAGGATTAATTTTAGGCACTGTATAAGGGCACGGTAATCCTAATGCTCTCATTCTTTTACAGCCTATCCACTCTATATATTCTTTTAAAATATTACTATTAAGACCAATCATAGAACCATCTTTAAATAGATATTCTGCCCATGCTTTCTCTTGTTCGATAACATCAACAAATAGTTTTACCGCTTCAGGTTCTATTTTCTTTGCTATCTTTTCCATTTCTTTATCTTCTGCCACCATTTTTTTAAGTATAGTAGTAGTTGCCGCAAGATGAACATTTTCATCTCTTGCGATAAATTTAATAATCTTTGCGTTACCTTCCATCTTTTTAAGTTCAGCAAAGGCCCAACTACATGCAAATGACACGTAAAATCTAATTCCTTCTAATGCGTTAGCGGACAGCATACATAAGTACAATGATCTTTTATGATCCATTCTATTTGTTGCTGAATTATTATCTTTAATTAAATCGTCATAGTATGAGGCAATATCTCCACCACAATCCATTATTGGTTTAATATCTAACATATGATCAAATACTATAGAAGGATCAGGATAGATATTCCTAATAATATGAGTGTAACTTCTACTGTGTATTGTTTCAAAGAAAGACCATGTTTCAATCCATGTTTCAACTTCTGGTAATGAAGCGATAGGTAAGAACGCCATATTAGGAGCTCTGCCTTGAACAGAATCCAATAAAATTTGCCTTTTAAGATTAGATGTGAATATGTGTTTTTCATGTTCGGTAAGGTCATTGAAATCCTTCTTGTCTTTTGATACATCTACTTCTTCTGGACGCCAGAAGAAACCTAATTGTTTATCGGTGATTTTATCTAGTTGTGGGTATTTTAAAATATCGAATCTTTGTATATCTACTTCTTCATCAAGAAACATATTTTTCTCTAAATGTGATTTTTTATTTTTATTCAATATTGCCATTCTTGTTTCCTTTTATTAATAATATATTATATAGTACAGCTGTCGCATTCTTCGTCATCTGCAATTTGTTCAGTGCCTGTATAATATGGGTGGTGTTCATCTTCTTTCATTTCACCCGCACCGTCGTAAGTATTAAAATAATACAATTGTTTGAGACCGTATTTGTAAGCTGTAATTAAGTCCTGTATCATGACAGACATAGGTATTTTATTGTCTTCATAATGCTCAGGGTTGTAGGACGTATTTACACTGATTCCTTGATCAATATATTTTTGTAATATACCACATATTTTTAGATAGCCCTCAGGTGATTCTTGATCCCATAATAAGTCATACTTATTTTTAAGATGATGGTAACCTGGGACGACTTGTGGTAACACTCCGTCCTTACTTTGTTTATATGATACTAAAGCTCTAGGAGGTTCAATACCATTTGTACTATTAGAAATTTGTGCACTTGTTTCTGCAGGCATTAATGCCATCAGAGTACTGTTTCTAATTCCTGTAGCTTTAAGTTGAGTTCTCAACTCGTCCCAAGGAAGTCGTTCAGTATTCTCTATTAAATTATCTATTGCACTCTTATATGTAGTATTTGGAGTTGCTCCACTGGCGTATTTTGTTTCATTATTTTTAGGTATTTTACCTTTTTCTTCAGCCAGATTAGCCGAGGCTTTAATAAGATAGTAACTCCATGCCTCTGCATATTCATCTACTATTTCAAATGCACTTTCATCATATTTAAGACCTCTTTTGGCTAAGAAATATGCAAGATTAATAATACCAATACCTAATGGCCTTCTATTTTTAGTTCCATTTTCAGCGGCTGCAACTGGATAATCCTGATAATCAAGAAGTTCATCAAGGGCACGAACAGATAAATCGCAATACTTTTCAAATTCAGAGGTATTGTTTATAAGACCCCAATTAATTGCTGATAGAGTGCATAAGGATATTTCTCCTGTATGGTCATCGTATGATTCTAGTGGTGTTGTTGGTAAGTCAATCTCACAACATAAGTTACTCATTCTAATAGGTGCAACTTTAGGATCAAATGAGCCATGATCATTTGCATGGTCAACATTCATTATATAAATTCTTCCAGTATCTTTTCTCTCTGTAAGTAATTTCTGGAATACTTCTAATGCCGGCATTGTTTTCTTACGAATTGAATATGCTCTCTCATACTTTTCATAAAGTTCTTTAAACTTATCTTGATCATCAAAGAAAGATTCGTATAATCCAGGTACATCGTTAGGGTCAAAGAAAGTAATATTACCACCTGTTAATAATCTCTCATACATCAGTTTATTTAACTGGAATGCATAATCCATATGACGAACTCGAGTTTCTTCTGTGCCTTTATTATTCTTTAATACCACCAAATCCTCAAACTCATAATGCCAGACTGGTAGATACACAGTCGCGGCTCCTCCACGTACACCTCCTTGGGAACAGCTCTTTACAGCACTTTGAAAATATTTGAGGAATGGTATTAAACCTGTATGGACAACTGATCCATCACCTACTCTTGCCCCAGTTGCTCTAATAGAACCAGCTCCAATTCCTATTCCTGCTTTCTTACTTATATATTTAACAATAGAAGTAGAAGTAGCATTAATGGAATCAAGACTATCGCCAGACTCAATAAGAACACAGGAAGAGAACTGTCGAGTTGGCGTTCTAACTCCTGCCATGATCGGCGTAGGTAACGAAATATAAAACTGAGAAATTGCATCGTAGTAATCCTTTACATATTTAATTCTTATATCTTTTGAATAATCAGCAAATAATGTTGCCGATACCATCATATAAAGTATTTGAGGTGTTTCGTAATGTTCTTTAGTTCTTCGGTCTTGTACTAAGTACTTACCTCTAAACTGTTCCATACCTACATATGTAAATGTATCATCTCTTTCGTGTTTAATATAACGATCTAGCTCTTCTAGTTCCTCGCGAGTATACTTTTGCATTATTGCAGGGTCATAAACTTCTCTGTCAATATTATTAATAATAACATCAACTAATGAATGTGGTTTATAATCGCCGTATACTTCTTTACGAAGTTTATATGAAACTAGTCTTGCTGCAACGAATTGATAGTTTGGTGTATGTTCTGATATAAGTTCGGCAGCACTCTTAATGAGTAATTCGTGTATATCGTATGCTGGTATCTTATCAAAGAGTTGAATATTAGCCTTCAACTCAATTTCAGACATTGAAACCCCTGTAATATCGGCAACGGCCCATTCTAAAACTTTATGTACTTTATCTAAGTCAAAGCCTTGAATATCCCCGTTACGTTTAGTAACCCTTATGGCCATATTATTGTTTTCCGTCATAATTAGTTTTTGTTTATTTAATAGTATATATTATAACACAAATCGCAAGAAAAGTAAACAGTTAATTTACTTTTTCTTTACTTTTTGTTTCTCAAGTTTCTCGATTCTTGCGATCAAGTCGGGATAGGCATCAAACTCATGGAGTTCTTTACAAGGGTGTGAATTCTTTTCGATTTCATCTAACCTTTGTGCTGCAAGAGGATACTGCTTTCTAAACTTTGCATCCTTCTTCATAACTTCAAGTTCATACTTCTCGGCAAAGTATTCCATGAATCTGTCTACTTGCTTTTGGAACCAAATTCCAGCAGTAGTACCCTGGAACCATTGATAGAAAGAACTACCAATGATACTGGATAAAATAGACTTGAGTGCTAGGGTTACTAACCAACTCATTTGTCTACCTTTTTCAATTTAGTAATTGCCTTTACATAGTTAGGCATTCCATGGTCTACAACTCCGTCAAAGAATTTAAATCTTTTCCATGAATTCCATATACCATAAAATGTGTCAGCCCATGTTGGCTTAAGTGCTTTATCACCGAATCTATCAAAATAAATCATTTCACCATGATGTCTAAACCCTAACCACGCAGGTGGGATTCTACATACTATGTCATTATTATTCATAAATCTGTAGTGAGGACATTTAATATTTTTTACAAATCTAGGACCACCAACTCTTGGAGAGCCGAAAGTAAAAAGTTCATGTGGTTGGTATCTAGTAGAGGCTATAGTTGCCATAGCAGCACCTAAACTATGACCTGTCATATAAACATCTTTTCTTACTTTTAATTGATCATTATGATCAAGTTCTTTTACGATATCCATCCATAAATCATTTACTTCTTCTTGGAATCCACCATGTACTTTACCACCAGCCATGGCAGTATTCTTTAAGATTTTAAGGTCAGCCATAACATCATTGAGTTTAGAAGGTTCTGTTCCTCTAAATGCAAACCATAAATCGTTTCTATCTTTTGCCACTAGTACTTCCGCACCATCTCTACTTATTAAATTAACCCATGAAAATCCTAATTTCTTAGCTGCAGTAATTGCAGGTTTTTCATTCATATATGCAATTGCAGATAATTTAGCTGCTATTACAGCTCTATCCCATTTGCCCATTTCTTCTTTCATTCTAGTTGTCGCCATTATCTTTCTCCACTTTAATTTGAACTGCTCCAGCATTATCATCATTTATTGTTACATTCCTATAGTAAACTATCACTTCGCCAAGCTGATTAATATATCTTTTAATTTCCTGAGTATTATAAGACATAAGCTCATAATCATCAACAGTCATGGCAACAAAAACAATATCTCCACCATGATTTTTCTTTATATCGTCGATAAACTTATCAAGATAAGTATACCCTTCTGGATATAAATCTTCTCTGCCTAATTTACAATTAGACTTTTTAGTTTCAGGGTCTTTAAGACAATTTTCAATTATCTTGGTATCTGAAACTACATACCATTTAGGTTCTTTTAAGTCTATTGCTCTAGGCATTACTGGCTGAACAATATCTATCTGAACTGGTTTTGTTATTATTTCAACTTCCCTTGGGGCTTGTTGAAGTAGTGAACAACCACTAATCGTTAAGAGTGCTAATACGCTGACTATCTGCTTCAATCGCATCGAATGCCTCCTTTGTTCTAGTGTTTGCTCTTTTCTCAATCATACCAGGTTT